TAGTTTCATTAACGATCTCCCCTATAATAGACATTGCTTCATACTTATTGGCACGAAACCATTCCCCTCTTGTTTCCTCTGCTATTTTACTTATGTTATGATGGGCTATTTTTTCTGTGCTATTTCTGTTGTTAAAGAATTTAGAATACTCCAAGATATAATCCCTAAAGGGAGTAGAAGTTTGATAGCTTTTAAGTCTGTCTTTAGCATCTATTGCTTTACCAACTTTGATCCACCCCTTATAAGAAGGATTGCTAATAATGTATACATATCCTTCTGTGGTTGTATTATACTTTTCAAAGCTAGAAAAGGCAGCGTCATTAAAAGAACGATAATTACCCGGTTTATATAGTGGGTGTTTCCTTGTTACGTACTTACCATTAACAAACATTCTCTGTGGATTAGTTACTGGATTATTTATTGGACCATTTATTGGATTATTTTTAGCATTAGTTTTGTTCATACACTCCCTACATCTTTTGTATCCTATCTTTCGCCAACTATTAACCCAGTTATCATCCGTTAATTCTCCTTTACATTTATTACATATATCTATCATGCTGTATACCTCGCTGTTTTATAGTCAAGTTCACAATGGATAACACCATGCCATCCTGTGAGTTTGTTCTTGACAATGTTTAAATGTCGTTGTGTATCCTCTTCATCCTGACCCTCGACTACTGGATTCTTAGCAATCAAAAGCATCAGGTCTGCTTCAGCAGCCTTACCTGTACGTGACCCTTCCATCATACTCTGATTCAGTAGCACCTTACCCTCTGCTTCAGCAGATAACTGTGACATGTAGAAGATACCACACCCATACACCTTGGCTATACTACGTGCATGTATAGCGTTGGCCTTGAGTGCTTCATCCTGCCTTGCAAAGCCACTAGTTACGGCAAACTTATCACCCATGTCAAGCACTACAATGTCGGGCTTGTACGCCTTGCATACGCTCTCTACCCATGACATGTCTCTACCTGTAGCGTCACGCAATCGGATGTTCTTACGAACAGGATCATACTTATCTCTAGCTAGTTGAGGATTTTCTTTAATCCCTTGCATCGTCATGCCTGTGGCAGCCGTGAGGTATCTAGCACCAACACGGTGAGTACCTTCCTCGTTGCATAAGACAATACACTTAGCACCCTGCCTTGCAAATCCGTCAGGTCCTGCAATCATACTAGCATGGAAGGAAGTCTTACCTGTGTTAGGTCTAGCACCTACCTCAATCAAGTGACCCTCGTTAACTCCCTCTAGCTTACGTACAAGGGAAGCTATATTAAATGTCCATCTAGCTTCAAGATCATTCTTAGCTAGTAGTGTTTCAATATCTATATCATCCCAAGTGATATTAAGATTAGGTGTAAAGTCATCACCATACTGTTCAAGAAGATTGCGTACGTCTTCAAGACTAGTCTTAGTACCATTGACATAATCAAATCCTAAGTTGGCTATGTCCTCCCCCACTACCTGTTGGAATAACTTAGACAATACCTCTTGTGCAATGTCTGATCCCATAGGTTGTTCACGTTTGATCTTGTCAAACAAGTGAGAGTAAGCAGTCTTCTGTGCTGTTGTCATGGATGGATTGGTTGATATAAACAAAGCTTCCACTTCATCTGGTGTTACAGTACGCTCGTACCTTTGCATGCAAGAATCAATGATAGCCTTAATCTTCTGTGCATCCTTGGTGAATAGTCTGTTAGGACACTTCGCTCCTCTATGGTCATCATAGAATGGCTTGTCCATTAGACTTCTTAGTAGTGATAATTCCATTTCATACTCCTATGTTGGTTAGATTTTCTAAGTCGGTTTCGTTTCTATACTTCAAGTCATCGGTTAGTTTCAGTACACCTACCTTGTCTACGTGTTGGCGTAGTTCTTTGGCGAACTGCATTGTCTTAGGTAACGCATCGGGATCTAACGCTACGATTGCTGTTGAGAATTGCGACAAGTACTTCTTGTGTGCATCTGAGAGTGACGTACCCAACACAGCCACCCCGACATATACATCAATCTCGCCTACAACTACAGCACTGATGCAATCCTCAACAACTACAGCAACACTACCACACCCATATGTAAAAGGCAAGTCGCTATTGCCATACCTTTTCCACTTAGGTAGTCGTTGGTCTGTTGCCCTACCGATTGCGTCTACACATTTCCAAGATTTCCATATGGTAAACACAACACGATCCTCTTTAACATCGTACATCAACTCCAGATCTTTAGGTAGTCGGTATTGATCTACAAACTTTTGTGTATAGGATGGTTGATAGACTAGTTGTTTAGGTAACTCCCAATCTATATCACTACTGATATCCTCTGGTGGTGCAAAAGATTTCTTAATGTCCTCTGCACTCAAGCGTACACGCTTACCCCCACTCACATCACAACTAGCCTTGTAACAATTCCACATCAAGCTACCCATGTTGTTAGTGATAGTAAATGTTTTCTTACCCTTGCATACAGGACAATCAATACGCTTAGTCTCACCATTCTTAACATCATAATCCCACACACTTCTCATACTATACACCCTCCTGCTGCTTCATAGCAGATGATACCCATGTTTTTCTAGTTGTCAAGGCATTAGTTGCAGATGCCAAAGTATTTTTCATGTATGGGGTAACTGACGCAGGGTTAGCATGCCCACTAACAGACATGATCTGTGGTAGTGGCACACCACCATCAACCATCTCCATTATACCAGACCTTCGTAAGTCTAGTAGACGTAGATCATCAGACAACTTAGCCCGGCGTATGACACGCCTACCTAATTGGGATAGGTTCATCTTACCATAAGGATGATATGCCCCATCAGTGGGGTTTACATTAGGTGCTACGTACCTCTGAAAGCCAAAGTCTTTTCTCTGATCAATCAAAGTTTGTCTTAATATATCATTCACAGGTAACTCCACCTCTGCCCTACGTTTAGACTGTTGTAAATATAACACGGTCATGTCCTTATTGAATCTATCCCACTCTAATACACGCATGTCACCGACACGCTGACAAAACTCATAGGCCATCTGTACTATTAACGCAATGCTACGTGTAGAGAAGTCAGCGTATGCCACATCAAGAAACTTTTTAACCTCATCCCTTTTCCAAATGGCAGTTCTTTTTTGGGCAGCCACACGTTTAATGTTAGCAAAAGGATTCTTATAGGCTTGCTCTTGTTCAATAGCATGATTGTATACACGTGATACGCAGGTACATACATGATTAGCAAAGCTAACACCACGTTCAAGCCACAGTTGATAGTGTTTCTTGGCTACCTTAGAACTAATATCCATAAATCTCCTCTGTCCTAGTGACTTATTTGCAACAGATAAAAAGTATTTGTAATCCTTCTGTGAAAAATCTCTTAACTTTTGAAAGTCATATGATTCCAAGTAGCTGTTGATCAGACATGTCAAGGTACTATTTGATTTTAAGTTTGCACCTGTTGCATTTTTATCATACCATTCATCTATCTTCTGGTTGTCTTCACGTACCAGTTTACGTACCTGCTTCAGGTCAGACCCAAACTGTCTGCGTGTGACAACACCTGCATCGACTAACTTCTGTGGTGGGTTGAATCTGTACTCAACCACACCACATGCCGTAGTCCTAGCTTGTGTATATCTAGGAAGTCTCATCTATTTATCCCCCACCTTCCTACAACAGTAGAATTATGGCTTGAGTTTACTAAGTCATTCCATATAGGGGAATCAATCCACTTAGCTACCTCTTGCTCACGCTTCCACATGGTGATAGCTTTCGTATCATTACCTGTGTTACGTACTGTGAATCCATTACGCTCATCAGCATAGGATGCATAGTTAGTGAACGCACTATATAGGGCAAAGAGATTCTCACCACGCTTACGTGTCTCTTCTCTGTACAAGGCAAGCATCTTGTCTGCCTTTCTGTCATTGCCCATCAGGTGATCAAGCACAGACTTAACACACAGGGTACGTGTGCTAACCTTACACCAATCACTTAGCTTCTCTGCTTCATCTTCAAAGTTTACAACTGAATCAGCTAACTCACCTTGAAAGATATCTATGTTAAATAATGCAGAGTTCTTTTTCTTGAGGTAGTTGTGATCACCTGTCACCATACCATTCAGACAGAACCCATCAATCAAACCGTAGAATACTTGGTTGGAACACTTGCCATCCACACCATGTAGGGCAACCATTCGTTTGAATACTTCTGTTTCATGTAGGTCACTGGCAATAGTGATGCCTTGATCCTTGAAGATTGCATCCATCATAACGAATGCACCATTACGTGCTGATCGCCACTTAACTTCAGCTAATAGGCAGGACTCTACACCTAGTGTTTCTTCTACTGTAGCCCACACTTTATTGTAGTATTCACCATGACTAGTAAGTGCATAGTTATCCCCGACTATACCTAGATAATCTCCTGAGTACTCATTCACTATGTAAGAATCTCCTTTAAATAGAGTAGGTTCTTTGCGTACCTTAAAGTTTAAATCGTAAGGTAGTTGGTGGTTTGTTACAAAATCTAAAGCCATTTGTTTCTCCTTTACTTTATTGTTTCAACTGATAACTAGTTATATCACATATACTAATCCTAGTCAAGCTACTTGTAGAATATGTGATCCCCTACCTGCTTAACAACTCGCAAGCTGTCTGCCCAATAGGGATTTACTTCTGTGGTGTGATAGTGTGTCGCACCATTCACTACATCTATAGTGTTGTTGTCATCAAGCATCATACCTGCCAACATCATAGACTTGCCCCATGCCTTGTCCTCATGTGGTGTGTCACTTGCACCATCACATGTCCAAGAGAAAGCACATATGCTCTTACCTTTTTGATACACTACATCACATACTGTATCGGGATAGTGTTTACTATCCACTCTGTTGACAGTTACCTGTGCCACCGCCAACTGACCTGCCGTACTCTGATCACGTGCCTCGTGATAGATGTTTAGTGCGAGGCAGACCAATGCACTTTTGAATAATACCATTGACTTGTAAACCTTTCTTCAATTAAAACTTCCCACGCATATGCAGCACATATGATCAGGAAAAAGATTGCGTTTCTCATTTTTTTGTTTCCTCAATAAATAAAAACCCACCACCATTACCTTCAGGATCTTGAGAAATTACAAGATCAAGTTTCTCATCTCCCCTTTGTACTTTTAAAACAGTAAAGGGATCACCATGTTCACAATCCTCAACATCAATTCCAACAATCCTAAACCCAATCAAAGGTTCAACATAGGTTTTATAACTATTTAAATGTCTACTATTCATTTTAAAAATCTCCTCTAACTTTTTGTATTAATGTGATTGCTTTAGTTAGTTCATCCTCTAGCTTAGTGATCTTATCTCTGTTAGCTTGCCACAGAATACCTAACCCACCTGCATCTGTCCATCTCTTAACATTAGTGTGCTTGTCATCGACAAGGATGTTAGGTGTACCATCTACTGTATGGGTAGCGTAGGTTTCTTTCTTGTGAGTGAAGACCAAGTAAGGTATCTTATCAGGCATAAGGTTATTCTTTTCTAACCACCTACGTTTCCAATAGGTACAGTTGGTGCTGTCATTACGCAATGGTGTAGAGCATATGCCCCAATCCAAATGAGGATATTTATATGTCAACTCTTTGACATGACCTACAAGAGGATACGTAGTGTCAAACATATCTAAGTGTCCAAAGAAACTTGTGTCTTTTAGTTGGGCAAGTGCGTCATCTATATCAGGGATATCTTTCCAATGTGTTACCTTGAATCTCCTCTCAAGTCCACCAAAGAAATCAGCTAACACACCATCCATATCTAAGTATATAATCATCTCTTTACTCCTATTCTGTACTCTCTACCACCACTAATTCATACTCGTCAAACATTTCTCGTATTTGCTTTTCTGATTCAGCGTAGAGATATAAATATCTTTGTTGGTTATCTATATACTGTTCTTTGTATTCTACATAGAATCTAATCATCTCTTTACTCCTTTCAATGCTTGGTATCCACAGCCACAGCCATCAAACAAACTCACGACAGTACCCAACTTATCTTGTGGTATGCCATTGAGTATGTGCTTGATCACATCAACTGTCCACCCATTACCTATCATCTTGTATCTCCTTGAATTGCTGATAGGTTTAATATCTTCAGCAGATTCAAAAGAAAATACTTCTACTTTCTCACCATCATCAAAGTTACCATACTTTGTGTACTCATCAGGCATAGTCTGTAGACGTTCACACTCAAGAGGTGTCAATGCTCTCCAACGCAAGTCACCATCCTCAACCTTCGGCATGCGCCACCCACCTTGCATGGTGGTCAGGCCAGAGGACTTAGCCTTACGAGAGTAGACACGCTTGATAATGTCATAGCCTTTCAGGTCAGCTTCACCCACTTGTCTGCATTGAGTGTGCTTGTTAAACACTACTTGTCTACGTGCTTTCTCAAAGTACATCTTCATAGATCCACCCTTGAAATAGTTAGCGTCTACACAGTATGCTTTCTCCCTGTCGGTCATGCTCTCATCCTCAAGGATATCCTCAAGGTTGATACCAAGATCAGGCAGATCGTCATGGGGTATGTTAGTCCAATACAAACGCTTACGATTCTGTGCAGATACAGACGCAGAGTTATGTATACGTGGCTCACACCCAAACTCACGTGAGAATACATCCATGTACTCCTTCTTCATAGGTGTCTCCTCAATGAGAAAGTACTTAGGCTTCCACTGGTGAAACAATCTGAAGAACTCTAGCGTTGGCTTGGCTCTCTCGTCATTGAAGTTAAGCTGATTACCTGCAAAGGAAAAGGGTTGACAAGGTGGGCCTGCCATTAGCAGGTCTATACCTTTGTGTACATACATAGGATGCTTGTGCATATCAAGTACGCTACCCATCTGCTTTACCATAGGATGATTGTAGTGAGCGACCCCCATAGCGTAGGGGTCTATCTCACTTGCGAATGCTTGTTGATATTGCATTAGCCATTAGCCTTTCTCTTAGATTGTCCAACGTTGGACTTTGTTACATTGTAAGTACCCTTATTAACAGTAGCACCCTTGCCGTACTTACGCACGATGTGGTCAGGGTGATTCTTCTGAATGAACTGTACCCTATACACAACCCTATTGAATGGCTCATTCAAAGTGGAAGCAATCTCTTTGATAGTATGATCGTGGTATACTTCCATTAGTATGCCATCAATAGTAGCGTAGTTGTAGCTATAGTTCCTTGCTCGTTTCATGTGGAACGTGTGGTTGCTGTAGTCTACAATTTCTAGGGCAATGTTCTGGGCTGTGTTGATTTGCTGTGTCATAATAATTTCTCCTTATCATATGTTGTTGCGTCTTGGGGTTGAAATATAAAACCTAGATTACTAGGCTCATCTTCAATCTCGTACTCTTTTACGAAATCGAATTCGGTTTGAAGGTTAGGGTAGAATAGCTTTGCTAATCGCATCACATGATCTACCGCTTCCTTCCAATCTTTTACAGGTGTAGCATTACTATCCACTGTCACAATAGATGGTTGCTTTTCTATGGATACACCTATCTCATAATACATAGCCATACTATCTCCTTCGCTTTGCAAGCGTGTCTATCTTAGCGACAAGCCAACCTGTTATGAAGCATGCATATCCAAATACACATGCCATGAAAAACCACATATAAAATTCTGGTATCTGTTCCATCACGCATATCTCCTTTTGTTTTTGCGTTCCTGTCTGTAGGCATTGCCATGCCTTGTCTTATCTCTGAGGTTAAGCTTCTTCTTCTGCTTGAACTTCTCAAAGTTCTTGACTTCGTAATGCGTTACGCTTCGCTTTCGCTCTGTCATAGCTACCTTTTCCTTTCTTAGGTTTAACTACTTGTTTAGGTTTGCGTAGCATCAGCATTGCCTTTGCTACAGGGTTAATAGGTTTCATGCTACCCACTTCTTTCCTGTGCCATGTGCAGGTATAAGTATGGACTTGGCATTGATCTTCATGCCACTACATAGCTTACACTTGTCACATGTTGTACGTCTACCTGCTTCTTCACTTGCAGGACATAGTATCTCCTTGTCTTTTACCATAGAGGTAAGGTGTCCTACCCTAAAGGTACGTTCACCTTTTGCCCAAGCTACCTTGGCTTCTTCCACTGTGTCAGCACTACGCATACACACAGTAGGATCGTAGTCAGCACCAACTGTAGTAGCTTGGTGACTATAGGCTGTGTGTGCTTTAGCATTAGCAATCCATCTCTTGTTCAGGTAGGCAGGTACACAAGCAGGATCGCCATACATACCTAGTCGTACAGTCCTACCATCCACTAAAGCATTGTAGTTTGTCATGCTTATACGTGGGTATTTACCTGCCTTGTATGCTTTGTACACACCTAGTATACCTAGCAACATGACATAGCAACCACGTTCATCAGCCGTAGCCCGATCATCTCTGTCGTGTGGCTTGCCACGTAAGTGACAAGTGCCACAGATAGAGTAGTCCTCACCACTCTTGTTGGCAGAGATAGGATCAATGTCAGTACGTATGTACAGTATCTGCACCATCTTACCTGTCTTGCTATTGTTACTACCTGTTAGGGCTATCGCTACGATAGGCTTGCCATCAAGTAAGCTATCACCTTCGTACAGTATGTATCCACTTGGCTTAGTCATCTCAATACCTTTCAGTTAAATTGTCCAACGTTGGACTTGTTTCAATCTAGGTCTAAGACCCATTCGCCATTCCTAAACCACGCTAGGTATTCGTAGGAAACCATATGCCCCTTGACCCATTCGCCTACAGCACCTTCCTCGACCCACTCTTTAACTTTAATTGTGGGTACACCATCTAAGCTTACTACCTCTACAACTTCGCACTCTATATGCCCATAGTCTGTGCCGTAGCCTGAGTTGATCTTGTGACATGTTACCTTCATACCTTGCATGATTTTATCCTTTTCAAATTGTCCAACGTTGGACTTGTTTCAGTTAAGTTATATTATATTAGTTATATAACACTTTCATATACATTTCAAGTGTTATATAAATAATATATTATAAAGGCAGTTTATAGAGTTGCCTAGCTCTGCTAGTGAAAAGTTACCTAGAAAGGTAACTCTTCGCTTGTGTTGGCTACCTTTTGAGTAGCTTGAAAGTCAGTAACAGGATCGTCAGCTTCATCCATAAGTAGCTCTGCTACTTCCAGTATGCTGATGTTATGGACTTGTGTCCATAGCTTGACTGCTTGTACCAAGCTCTGCTTGCTTGTGCCTAGACTGATACTATCAGTACGAACCTCTGCTTTCGGTTTAGCTTCGCTAATGGTAGCTTCGCTATCACCTTCGGTGGTTTGTCCAACGTTGGACTTAGCTTCACCTTTGGTGGCTTGCTTCATAGCCCTCTGTAAAGCCGTAAGGCTTGTGAAACCTTTCTTGGATTTAGAGATGAAATCTCTAGCTACCTCTTCGTTTTCAACGAACCACAAAGCTTCGCTTCGTCTTTGCTTTGGGATATCCTTGATACCAACTCTAAAGAGTTGAGCAGAGGATATACGACCATTGGTGCTTTCAGCCTTGAGTTGCTTCAGCAACTTGCCTAACCGAGTGTCAAAGCCTTTGGCTTGAGTGCTAGACTTAACACAGTTAAGTGCCTTGTAGATTGAGTTTAAGGCTTTGCCTTCTTTGACGAGGTCAGCGATGTTTGCATAATTTCCCATTTCGGTTTTCCTTTGTTTGTTTTGGTTTTGTTTTTATAAGAGAACAATATATCTCTCACAAAGAAGTGAGATATATTTTCTCGTTAAAAACATAAACCAATACAACCTAGCTGTCAAGTCAGTGGGGGGATATGTACCACACTAACTAAAGTTAGTGATAGGTGTATTTTTGGGGTATTTGTGGCAGATTTATCTGTCAACTGATGTGATAACAGTTTAATCTTTAGATTAAGTGCCTTATTTTGTTGGGTTTTGTCAGCCTTGTGTGGATGGATGACGCATGCTTGTGTTCACATTTGCGTGGCTAGGCTACCTAGGCATGTATCTGTGTGCATACAGGGGTGTAGGCAAGGGCCAGTGCGCCCCCATACGTATACGTATACACATATATACACAGATCAGGTAAATCACTTGTTAACCACATTATATGTATCATAAATAACACACATCTAGTATAATCGTACATATATGTTGACTACCCTATTGTTATGTGGTATAATTATATATAGAACGAACGAACGGCACAGTTTAACTGTCTACACTTTAACTATATATTACCTAAAATATAATTAACACTTTAAATGATAAACACTTAAACTGTGTATCAGATAGTATTGATATCCGTATTAATTTAAAAATGTATTGACAATGGCTAAAAAATCAGTAAAACTATATACAGACAATGTTATTGAAGAGTTTTATAAAGCTATAGCTAATAACAGTCTGCATAAACTCCACATACCGCATAGTGATGTATTCTACGTACGAAAGGCTGTAGAGGCACACTATGGCAGGTCTTTTTCACTTAAAGAAGTGGAAGAAGCAATGATCGCTGAAGGGTGGTCGGGTAATTAAAGTAAAAGGAAACTTTAAATATGGCAAGAGATTACAGTACTAATAGATATAAAGATAAGATTAAGAAGATACAACAGCAAAAAAGAACCGCTGCAGATAAAAGAAAATCCGTAGCTGACCTTAAACGAGAAGTAAAAGCAAATAAAAAGATTACTGCTAATAATAAAAAGAATAAAGCTAACGAAGCTTTTGGTAAAAGAGTACAAGCTATATTGGATGCATTCGTACCCAAGCAAAAAGATCCTGCCAAAACCTTAACAAATGCACAACGTGCGTCTATGGCTCGTATTGGTAGTGTAACAGGTACAGCTAGACGTAAGAAGTTATCGAAGCTTGCTGAAACACGTGCAATGGCAGAAGCCAGAGTTGGTGGCGGCAAGTATAAAGGAAAAAGGCCACCTCAAGGTGGAAGTGGAGGACCAACGGCAACCACGCCGCGTTATGATGGGTACATATTAGGTGGTAGTAAACCTAGAAGAAGACCACCTCAAGGTGGAAGTGGAGGACCTCTACCAAAGAGTAAACCTGCTAAGACTTTAACTGAAGCACAGAAGAAAGCTATACGAGATACAAAGCAAGTAACAGTTAAGAGTGGAGATACCCTAACCTCTATAGCAAAAAGTAAAGGCACAACGGTAGCTAATCTTAAAAAGATTAATCCTCAAATTAAAGATTTTGATAAGATTAAACCCGGACAGAAGATTAGATTTGGTGGATCAGATGCTCCTACAAAAAGAATAAGCGAAGTATCAAAGTCTCCTACAAGGCCACGTACCATAGCCCAAGCACAGAAGATGGGCAAGAAGTACTTCTATGATAAAAACGGCAAGCGTAAGGCAGCCGTAACGGCAGAGCAGCTAAAGAAGTCAGGTCTAACCCTGTCTCAATGGCTTAAAAAGAAATAGGGAGATAGATTATGGTAGCAATAAAAACATTAGATGGTAGAAGAAGCCCCAATTCCTCTAAACCCGGTGGTAGTACAGGCCCTAGAGGGGGTACAGGAAAACGTAATAGTCCATCGAATATATTATTAAAGTTAATGGAAAAGCATCCTAGAATTTTAAAATTAATAAGTTCTATAAAAAAGAAGAAACCAAAGACAATGAAAGCTGCAAAAGGTGGTATGACCAAAAAGCAGTTTGATGGTATGTCAACAGCACAGATGGATAAACTATCTAATGCCGAAATAATGGAACTTCTTATAAAGTTTTATCCTGATATTGGTAAAAGTACTGACCAAGAATATTTTAAAATGGGCGAGGGTGGTTATAGAAAAAAAGGTGGTGTTATAAAGCCTATTAAAGCGGCAACAGGCGGCAAGATGGGAATAAAAGATCCTTTACTTAATTTAAGTAAGGATCAATGGTTAAAGATATCACCAAGTCAGTTAAATAAAATACCAGATTGGAAAATTCAAGAATACTTAGATAAGTATGAAGGTATAGGATCACAGAGTAAAAAGTCTAAACCTAAAAAACCAAAAAGTAAGCTGACAGCTAATCGAGGCGGCATGATGGACATGCGCAAGGCAGGTATGTTCTATGGCGGTGGTATGACTAAAAAGAAAAAATAGTCTATGACTAAAGACTTCAGATACGCATCAGCTAAAAAAGATTTGACAACAAATAGTGCCACTGTAGTATATACATGTCCTAATAAAAGGACAGCCGTAGTGGACTCTATTTTAGTATCTGAAGACTCTGGCAATGCCGATACAGTAACCTTAACCATAACAGATACAGCAGACACACCTGCTACATTTAGCTTATATAAAACAAAAGCTGTTGGTGCTAACGGTACAGTAGAACTGTTAACACACAATAGTATATATATGACTGCAGGTGAAATACTAAAAGCAACAGCTGCGACAGCTAATAGGTTACATATTATAATATCTGTACGAGAAGTACTGTACCAACAGTAGGAGTATACATGATAACACCAGAAAGACTAGACTCATGGCGTATCGTACCCAGAGCATTGATCCTGTCGTACATGGTTGTGTTCTATCAGACCTGCAGTTGGTTTATGAATCTATCTGACCCAAACAACGCACAGGCAGGATTCGTGTCTGTCGTTGTGGGGGCAGGTGCAGCTTGGTTTGGACTATACGTGAATGGTGGGAAGTCAAGAGTTGAAGTATCATCTAAAGTAGAGCAAAGGGAGAATATATAGTGGATAGTAAAAAATTTAATTCGCTTGTAAGAAGTATGACTAAAACAGAAACACAAAAATTACTTGATCTGTTATACAGAAGAAAATACGATAAAGATGGTAATTTAATTAAACCTAAGATGCCTAAACCCGGACCGTATAAGCCACCTAAAAATGGAGGCCCTAAATTTAAAAAAATGCCTTGGAAACCAAAGTACGACAAAGATGGTAACTTAATTAAACCGGGAAAACGTTTAATGAATAAAGGTGGTTTAAATAAAAGGAGAAAATAATATGTGGGGAAGAGTAATGAATTTTTTTAGTTCACGTGGCGAAGGTACTGCGTGGGATTTAGATTATGGTAAACTTATTATCATAGCTATATGTTTATATATTGCAGTCATGGTTAGTGGCTGTATGTACACAGGAATTAAATAATGGATAATATGAAACACATAACTGTAATGATCTTAGCGTTAGGACTTATGGGCCTACTAGGTATCATTGTTGTCGATGAGTTTATGATGGCTGCAGAGCATGGTGGTGAATTTGATGAGGGCATCTTAGCCCTATTAAATAATGCTCTCGTAGGCGTTGTAGGAATTGTGGCAGGTTATGTCACAGGTAGTAGTAAAGGATGTAATTGCAAATGATAAAAGCCCCCAATTGGCCTTATGCAATTCCTTGTCCGTCTTGCGAAACTTATAAGGAATGCAGAGATAATACTAAATGTATAAAATACGATAAGGAGTAGTTATGCCTATTGCATTAAAAAAACCAACACCCAAACAAAAGGGCTTAAAAAAATTACCCACAACTATACGTAATAAAATGGGTTACATGAAAAGTGGTGGGTCTGTTAAAAAAAGTAGCGTAAATAAAGCAGGTAATTATACAAAACCTAGTATGCGAAAGACTCTTTTTAATAAAATTAAAGCAGGTACAAAAGGGGGTAATGCAGGGCAGTGGTCTGCACGTAAAGCACAGATGCTTGCTAAACAGTATAAATCAAAAGGTGGTGGTTACAAATGAAAGTAAAAGCTCCTAAAGGGTATCACTGGATGAAACAGGCAGGTAGTAACTATAAGTTAATGAAACATACAGGTGCATTCACAGCACATAAAGGAGCAAGCTTAACAGCTAACTTTCCTATTCAAAAGGTACACAGTGGCACTAGCAAAAAGTCAAAAAAGTCTTAAAGATTGGGGTAAGCAAAAATGGAGAACCTCTTCTGGTAAACCCTCAAAGGGCAAGAGAAGGTATCTTCCTGACGCTGCTTGGAAGTCTTTATCTGCATCTGAAAAGGCTGCAACAAATAAAGCTAAAGCTAAAGGTGGTAAGGCAGGTAAACAGTTTGTTAAACAGCCTAAGAGCATTGCAAAGAAAACTGCGAGACATAGATGACAAAAAAAGGTAGCATGAAAGGACACACAATAGGTGGTGGACAGAAACGCCCTACCAAGTCAGGTGCAGGTATGACCAAAAAGGGGGTAGCTAAATATCGTAGAGATAACCCCGGCTCAAAGCTAAAAACTGCTGTAACTGGTAGTCCTAAAAAAGGCAGTAAAGATGCTAAAAGAAGAAAGTCGTATTGCGCTAGATCTGCAGGACAGATGAAACAATTCCCTAAAGCAGCTAAAGATCCGAACAGTAGATTGCGACAAGCAAGGAAAAGGTGGAAGTGCTAACATTCTTTGTCATATCAATGTTTGTTGCACTTGTTTATAACTTAGTGGCTTTATTGTGGTTGTTAGATGAATAAGATAGAATTTATTATTCTTGATAAGTCTAGTTATCTTTTGACGAAAGGTAAAAATCAAAAGGTTTATAGATACTCTGAAGGGGAGAAAAAGATGCAACGTATTATACAATGGCTAAAAAGAATGTTTCCTACAAATGACGTAGAGTATCTTTCAGGGAAGAAGAAATAGTATGTTAGGATTTAATGCAATATCCTCTTTATTAGGTTCAGTCGGTGGACTTGCAACATCTTGGATAGATGGGAAAACTGCAGTTCAAAAGGCTGAAGCACAGATTCGTATGAAGGAAGCGACAGGCGAAATTGATTGGGAGCTTGCTGCTATACGTGCTACACAAAGTAGTTGGAAAGATGAGTGGCTGACCATAATTTTTACACTGCCGCTAATCCTTTCATTTTGTGGTGATTGGGGAAGACAGATCGTGCATGATGGGTTTCTTTCACTACAACAGATGCCTGATTGGTATCAACTTTCCTTGGGAGCGATAGTGGCTGCATCGTTTGGGATACGATCTGTGAGTAAGTTTTTTGGAAGAAAAAAGTAAAAACCATTTAATACGCTATAGGCAAGAGTATATAGGAAATCGTAAGTACCCACTAGACAGCTTGAAGCACACAAGCCAATGGGTAAAGAATAGGGAGAGAGAACATGAGTTATACATTAAGTTCAAGAAGCTTGAGCAAATTAGAAGGCGTTCACGAATCCTTAGTGAGTATCGTAAAGGAAGCGATAACTCTGACTAAGGTGGACTTTGGAGTGATTTGCGGTACTCGGACTACAAGTGAGCAAGCTGAATTAGTTAAGAAGGGTGCATCTAAAACAATGAACTCCCGGCACCTACCCCAAGAGAGTACTGGTAAATCGCATGCAGTGGATCTCATGGCTTATATTGGTTCAAGAGCATCGTGGGAGTTGAATCTGTATGATGACATAGCTGACGCAATTAAAGCTGCGGCAGTTACACAAGGACACCCTGTAACATGGGGCGGTGCGTGGCACAAGCAGTTAAATGATTGGGATGGTAACTCTGCAGATCTAATGAATGAGTATGTAGATTTACGTAGGTCGCAAGGTCGTAAGGCTTTTATTGATGGTCCTCATTTCCAACTTGAAATAAACTAATGTGGCTACCTATAATATTAGTGTGTTCAGCACCTTATGTAGAGTCTTGCAACATGATTACAGGTTTAGAACTAATAGAGACAAAGGATGCATGTTTTGTAGAATCTAATGCTAAAGCAAATATTATACTAAAGAGTTCTACTGTGTACCTAGCAAAACCTGCGTGTCAGATTATACCAGAGAAAGTTAAAGAAACAAAAAAAGGAACAGATATTTAATGGCTAGACAGTTAACTGAAAAACAACAACGTTTTCTTGATGTATTATTTGAAGAAGCAGGTGGTAGTGTTGTACTTGCAAAAAAACTTGCAGGGTATTCTGAATCAAGTAGTACTAGTGATATTACCAAAGGCTTAAAAGATGAAATCCTAGAAGCGACACAGCTATACTTAGCACGTAATGCACCACAGGCTGCCGTTGCTATTGCTAGTAGTTTATCTGATCCTACACAACTAGGTATAAGAGATAAGCTGTCAGCAGCTAAAGAGCTATTAGATCGTACAGGTTTAATTAAAACTGAGAAGGTACAGGTCGAGACAAGCGGTGGTGTTGTACTGATGCCGCCTAAGAATAGTGAAGGAGATTACTAATGGGAGCTAGGTTAAATAAAACAGATAGAAAAAAATACGACAGGCTTATGAGCATGTATGCCAAATATGAAGAAAAAGATGATTGGGATAGAATGTTTGACCTTTCAAGTAGGTTAGCAGATTTTGCTTCAGAAATGGATGAAAAGTATGGAGAGGCGTTAGAAGAAATAGGTGGGTTTGCAAAAGGTGGCCTTACAAAAAAGAAGTATGTTAATCCTGTCAAGATAGTAGACAATTTAAGAAAAAAGAAAAAATGAATAGATCACTAGGGCGTTGGAAGTTACCACAGCCTACTGATATTAAAGAAGACAATGAGTGGCAACCAATACCCCGAATAGCCAGAACTATACCCTTTGGGTACGTACAGGATGATAAAGATTCTGAACTACTATTACCTGTACCTAAACAATTAGATAAGTTAGAAATGGCTAGGAAGTATGTAGATCAGTACTCATACCGTGAAGTAGCAAACTGGTTAAGTACACAAACAGATAGATACATTTCTCATGTAGGATTAAGAAAAAGATTACAACATGAACGACAGCGTAAGAACAAAGCTAGAAGCCTACGCAAGTGGGCAGAGTATGCAGAAAAGGCGATCAGCAAAGCGCAGAAAATCGAAACCGAAAGAACAGGCGCAATCTAAGAAGCAAGCAACTCCTGTTGTAAAAAGGGAAAGACTTGCAACTGAAGAAAATCATAACGTGGTATTTAAACCTAATGAAGGGCCACAAACTGATTTTTTAGCGTCAGGTGAACGAGAAGTGCTTTATGGTGGTTCTGCAGGTGGTGGCAAGAGTTACGCAATGCTAGCTGATCCGCTAAGATATTTACAACATTCAGCGTTTAGTGGATTACTTTTACGACATACAACAGAAGAACTTAGAGAACTTGTGTGGAAATCACAAGAATTATACCCTAAAGTTATACCAAATATAAAATGGTCAGAGAGAAAAATGCAATGGGTTACTCCTTCAGGTGGTAGATTGTGGTTCTCTTATTTAGATAGAGAAGAAGATGTACTACGATATCAGGGTTTAGCATTTACATGGATAGGATTTGACGAGTTGACACAATGGCCTACTCCTTTTGCGTGGAATTATTTACGTTCTAGATTACGAACCGCTAGTTCTGATCTTCCTATTTACATGAGGGCAACAACAAACCCCGGAGGCAGAGGACATCATTGGGTTAAAAAAATGTTTATTGATCCTGCACCTGCAGGAAAATCATTTGAAGCAACGGATATAGAATCTAATGAAACGCTTAGATATCCTAAAGGACATTCAAAAGAGGGGCAAGCTTTATTTAAACGAAGGTTTATTCCTGCGAGATTATCTGATAATCCTTATCTTGCAGAACAAGGTGATTATGAGTCTATGCTCCTTTCCTTGCCTGAACAACAAAGAAGACAACTCCTTGAAGGGGATTGGGATATTAAAGAAGGTGCAGCATTTACAGAGTTTAATCGTGATGTACATGTCATTGAGCCTTTTGATATACCTAATAATTGGACAAGGTTTAGGTCATGTGACTACGGTTACGGAAGTAAATCAGCAGTTGTATGGTTTGCTGTTTCTCCTGACGAGCAACTTATTATATATAGGGAATTGTATGTTTCAAAAGTACTAGCTACAGATTTAGCTGATATGGTACTGGAGGCAGAACAAAATGACGGAACTATGCGTTACGGTGTGCTTGATAGTTCTCTTTGGCATAAGCGTGGCGATACTGGCCCATCGCTAGCAGAACAAATGATTCAAAGAGGATGTAGATGGCGGCCATCAGACAGAAGTAAAGGAAGTAGGGTAGCAGGTAAAAATGAGATACATAGACGCTTACAGATTGATGAATTTACAGAAGAACCTAGACTGGTATTCTTTAATAGCTGTACTAATATTATATCTCAACTTCCTGCAATACCTTTGGACAGGAAGAATCCCGAAGATATAGACACATTATCAGAAGATCACTTGTATGATGCTTTAAGATATGGTATAATGTCAAGACCTAGATTTAGTATTTTTGATTATGATCCTAACTCTAATCCCCAAAACAAAATGCCAATAGCAGATTCAACATTTGGATACTAACTAAGGAAATAATATGGCTGATGAAAAAGATAATATAATGATAGATGATGAAGCTATTGCAATAGATGATTCACCTACTTTGGATAGAAACATACAAAATATTATTCCATTTGTATTAGAAAAATATAAAAAGGCAGAAGACTATAGACAAACGGATGAACAACGATGGTTAAAAGCATATAGAAATTATAGAGGGCTGTACGGATCGGATGTTCAATTTACTGAAGCAGAAAAGTCAAGAGTTTTTATTAAAGTTACAAAAACAAAAACGTTAGCTGCATACGGACAGATTGTTGAGGTACTGTTTGCTAATAACAAATTTCCATTATCTATTGATCCTACGGTACTTCCCGAAGGAGTTGTAGGTGATGTACATTTTGACGCAAAAAAACCTGAACAGTTAAAAGATAATGAAGAAATGGAAAGTCCTTACGGTTTTGCAGGTGATGGTAAAGATATACCTAAAGGTGCAACGCAAGATAGTTTAATGGAAATGCTTGGCCCATTAAAAGATGATCTTAAAGGAATTGAAAGTTTAGAAGAAGGTGTAGGAAAATCTCCTAGTGCTGCTACGTTTAGTCCTGCTATGGTAGCGGCTAAACAGATGCAAAAAAAGATCCATGATCAACTTGAAGAATCGGGAGCAACTAAACATTTAAGAAGCACAGCATTTGAAATGGCCTTATTTGGTACAGGTATAATGAAAGGCCCATTTGCTATAGATAAAGAATACCCTAATTGGGATGAAAGCGGTGATTATAGTCCTAAATTCAAAACAATGCCACAACTATCACATGTATCTGTTTGGAACTTTTATCCTGATCCAGATGCTAATAACATGGATGAAGCTCAATATGTAATTGAAAGACATAAAATGTCACGTAGTCAAGTGCGTTCATTAAAAAAGCGACCGCACTTTAGGGCTTCAGCTATTGATAGCTGCATAGAAATGGGAGAGAATTACGATAGAGAATATTGGGAAAGCGATTTAGCCGACTATTCTTTAGAGCATAATATAGATAGATTTGAAGTGCTAGAGTATTGGGGTACAGTTGATACTGATCTTATTAAAGAACAGGGCATTACTGTACCTAAAGAATTAGAAGCATTTGATGAGTTACAAGCTAATGTTTGGATATGTAATGAAAAAGTATTAAGGTTTGTATTAAATCCATTTAAACCTGTACGTGTTCCCTATATGGCTGCACCGTATGAATTAAATCCTTATAGCTTCTTTGGAATAGGTATAGCAGAAAATATGGATGATACGCAAACTCTTATGAACGGTTTTATGCGTATGGCTGTAGACAATGCTGTACTATCAGGTAACTTATTAATTGAGATTGATGAGACTAACTTAGTTCCCGGTCAAGATTTAAGTGTGTATCCCGGTAAAGTTTTTAGAAGACAAGGCGGCGCACCCGGTCAGGCTATCTTTGGAACAAAATTTCCTAATGTATCAAACGAAAACCTACAGCTATTTGACAAGGCTAGGGTATTAGCAGATGAATCTACAGGCTTTCCTTCCTTTGCACATGGACAGACAGGTGTATCGGGCGTAGGTAGAACAGCCAGTGGTATTTCTATGCTTATGAATGCAGCTACTGGTAGTATTAAAACAGTTATAAAGAATATAGATGACTACATGCTTAAACCCATAGGTGAGGGTTTCTTTCAATTTAATATGCAGTTTGACTTTGATCCTGAAATAAGGGGGGATTTAGAAGTTAATGCGAGAGGAACAGAAAGTCTTATGGCTAATGAGGTGCGTAGTCAAAGACTTATGCAGTTCTTGCAGGTTGCTTCTAATCCTGCACTTGCTCCCTTTGCTAAGATGGATTATATTATTCGTGAGATTGCAAAGGCTATGGATCTTGATCCCGATAAGGTAGCTAATGATATGAGAGAAGCTGCCATACAAGCAGAACTTATGAAAGCTTTCCAACAACAACAACCTCAAGGACAACCACCTGCAGGAGCAGATCCAATGGATACCTCTGGAGCAGGGGGTGGAACAATAGGTGTAGGACAAGCTCCTACCCCAGATGAACAAGGATTTACAGGAAATGCACAACAAGGAGCAGCTACTCAATCGCCTGAAGGTGGTGGTCAACAATCCCCCACAGTGGGAAGTGTTCAATAATTATTTAGATTATTTAATTAAACAACAAATTTCTACATTAGAAAGAGAAGAAAAGACTACTTTAATCTATCAAGCGCAAGGTGCAATAGCACAATTACGCAGACTTAAACTGTTAAGAGATGAAGTAAATGCAGACAAAATCAATACGTAAGCGTGTAGGAAAGCCTACAGGAGAAACAACAAAGGCAGGTAGACCTGTTTATAAAACTGAGACAGGCGAAAGACGCTCAGAGTTTTCTACTACTATTCCTTTAGCTAACGGTAAATGGGTTAATATTCCTAGTATTCATAATGGCAAGTACTACACGGAAAAAGAATTAAAAAAAGCAGTAGAAGAAAAACGTATGATTCCTACAAGTGAACATGATAGTGAAAAAGAAGCTATTGAAGCTGCTAAAAAACGCAGTAAAAATTTAAATAAAGGTGGTATTACATTAAAGAATTACATTAAAGCCCACAAAGGTACGCTTATTAATGGTGAGATAGTTTATCCAGATAAGAAAACGGATATTGAAAAACCAGAATTTATAACAGACGGTTTGCCTAATCCCTATTCAGATATAAAACCTGAAGTTATAACAGGTAAAGAGCCTATACCAAAAAAGTTAGATGATGGTGGCGCACGACCAGTAGCACCATTAAAGACTCTATTTCCAATTAAAGCTTATAATGAGCTTCCGCAAGTGAAGGTTGAACAGAAACCCGGTGCTAAGAGAACTTGGTTAGATGTACATGGCCCCGGTAGACCTATGATTGGGCCACAAATTTTAGATCCACGTGTTACTACCCCCGGCCCCAGACAAATATTACCACCACCTACCGTAAATCCTTTTAGCAAAAAGATGCAAGAGTATGTTGCCCCAAAACGAAAATTGCATCAAGAAAACATGAAGGGTATTAAGGATCAGTTGGATGCAGGTATGATTAATGAAGCTCAAGCACAACAAATGTGGAAAGCTAGAGAAAAAACTTACCAAGAGGAATTAAATAAAGATCCTGAATATGTAAAACTTAGAGATGAATTTTTTAAAAATCAGCCCAAGCCAAAGGCAGTACCTATTAAAAGTAAAGATAATAAAAGAATAGCTGATTACATAAAAGAATTACGAGAAGCTAAACAAAAGTTTAATGTGGCTGTTGAGCCACAACAACAAAAACAAGCTATAGGTCAAATACCTTGGCATCTTGTCGCTCAAATGCAATCAGGAGCGAAAAATAAATTTAATAAAGGTGGAGCAACAATGGAACAACAAATGGAATTATTTGACGATGGTGGACTTAAAGATGAAGGTGGAATGACTGATAAAGAATCTGGTAATAAAGTACCTTCTGGTTCAACTCGTAAAGAAGTACGAGATGATATTCCTGCTATGGTTAGTGAGGGTGAATTTATTTTTCCTGCTGATGTAACACGTTATATCGGTTTAGATAGATTAATGGAATTAAGACAAGACGCTAAGATGGGTTTACAAAAAATGGAAATGATGGGGCAGATGGGTAACTCTGATGAAGCGGTACTTCCTGATGATACACCTTTTGATATGGATGATATTATTGTAATTGATGATATGGCTGTAGGTGGTTCTGTTGATGATGATGACGTTATGAATATGGATTTAACAATGGCTATTGGTGGAAATATTGGTGGTGATACAGACGTAATGAATACCGATATGAGTATGCAAATGGCTGAAGGTGGTGATACTACGTATGCAACTAAAAAAGTAAAGTACATTAATGATAAAGGTGAGATTAAATATATTATGCACGATTGGATGGATCGGCCTATGACAGCTATTCCTGCAGGATATACAGTTGCGCCAGATCAGTCGGAAGAAACAGAACCAACACCTACTCCGACACCTACACCGCAAACTCCTGCACCAGATGACGATGATGATAAGCTAGATCCTATGAAAATGCAAGAAGATGCAGAAAGATCTGCAGGAGTAACAGCTAAACGATTAGGAATGTCAACAGAAGACTACCTAAAGTTACCTATGAAAACACGTTTTGCTTTATTAGGACAGGAACTAAATGTCATGCGTGGCAATGAATTAGATATGAATGTTAGAGATCAAATTATACAAAGTGGTGGTCAAGGTGGCGATACAGGCTTTGGTTTAATTGGAGGTCTACTAGGTGGCATTGGTAATTTCTTTGATAAAGATGGTGATGGCTCTATGTTTACTTCAACAAGTGCAGACGGTACAGTAACAAACTGGTACGGTCAAGTCATTAGACAGTTAGATAAAAAACAACTCGCTGCACTAGGTACATTTAATAATGAAACAGGTAGATGGTCAGGTGGACAACAGCGAACTAATATTAGTAATGTTAATAGACAAAGTAATACAGGAAATAGATCAAGCAGTGGTAGTAGTCGCAAGTCAACTACTTCAGGCGTGAGCAACCAAGATAAAGCATGGCAAGCTGACAAAGATTTTGCAAGAATAGGTAGAGCAAAAGAACAAAGAATGGATGGTGCTACAGGTTATGATGCTTCTGCAAAAACAAAACGCATAAGAGATGATAATAAAGGTATAGCAGCTGAAAACTTTAGAGCAAAAGAGGCTAAAGGCCCATCAATGGGAGCAGATACAGGTAGCTATAAAACACCTAGTGTATCAAAAGCACAAAAACAAACAGAATCTAGAATTGAAAAACAAAGAGATTTAGCAGGATCAAAAGATAAAACAGCTAAAGATGTAGCTTCACGTAGAGGATTTGCATCAGGAACAATGGTAACTAAACCAAAAAAGAAACCAACAACACAGAGGAAGACTTTAGTAAAAAGGAAATCCTAATTAGCTACCCAACTTAGTTGGCCCTTAAAGGAGAAAATTATGGAACAAACAACTGCAATAGAAGAAGTACAACCTGAAACCAAGAAGATGATCATAAATAGACCATCTGCAAATCGAGAAAGAATTAAACAAGATGAAGCTGAACTTGCTGCTTTAATGGAAAAAGATAAAGTTGTAGAAGAGGTTACGGAAGAAACAGATGAAAACTTATCTAAAGAAGAAAAGACTTTTAAGAAGCGGTATGGTGATTTGCGTAGGCATATGCAAACAAAAGATAAAGAGTTTCAAGATCAGATAAATCAACTTAGATCTCAACTGGAAGAAAGCACTAAGCAAGAAATTAAATTGCCAAAGTCTGAAGAAGATATAGAAGAATGGGCTAAGAAGTATCCAGATGTTGCAGGAATAGTAGAAACTATTGCAATTAAAAAAGCAAAAGAACAAGCCAATTCTATAGAAGAACGTGTAAAAGAACTTTCTGAAATGCAAAAGGATGTTACACGTGAAAAGGCTGAAACAGAATTATTACAGTTTCATCCTGACTTTAACGAAATTAAAGAAACAGATGAGTTCCATGAGTGGGCAGATGAGCAACCTAAGTGGGTACAAGATGCCCTTTATGAAAATGAAAATGACGCTAGATCTGCAGCAAGAGCTATTGATTTATACAAGTCAGATAAAGGAATAGGCAAAAAAAGAGTAGCTAAAAATGATGCTGCTAAATCCGTTAGTACAAAAGGAAGTAGAACTTCTCCTGAAACTAATGAAGCTAATTCCTTTTTAAAAGAATCAGAAGTAAACAGAATGTCAACAAAAGAATACGAAAAAAATGCTGACGTAATAATGGAAGCTATCCGTAGTAACAAGTTTATTTATGATATAAGTGGCACGGCTAGATAAAAAGTCTTGACATTTAAGTATTTATAACTATAACTATAAGTACAATAGTATTATGTAGCTCCAATAGGCTACCTACATAGTACAACCATAGCAAACATCAAATGTTAATGCTAGACTAACCTAATATCTTTAAGCCCAAATATTTATGTAGGCATACATATGTATCTTGCACCTTAAAAGAATTAGCCTCTAATACTACAATTGAATTTGCATCTGTAGAAAAGCTATAAGGAGAAATCAAATGGCGTTTTCAACTGCAACAGGTTATGGCAATTTACCTAATGGTAATTTTAGTCCTATAATCTACTCCAAGCAGGTACAGCTTGCATTTCGTAAGTCTACTGTTGTTGGAGAAATAACTAACTCAGATTACTTTGGTGAAATTTCAAATCAAGGTGATACTGTTAAGATCATTAAAGAGCCAGAGGTATCCGTAAGTTCTTACTCAAGGGGTACTACAGTTACGGCTCAAGACCTAGATGATGAAGAGTTTTCTCTTACTGTTGATAAAGCAAACTATTATGCTTTTAAGATGGATGACATAGAAGAAGCTCACAGTCATGTAAACTTTATGGAGCTTGCAACGAGTAGAGCTGCTTATAGATTAGCTGATAACTATGATCAAGAAGTTCTTGCATATTTATCTGGTTACTCTCAAGCAAATGCACATGAAGTTGGTAGTGCAGTAAATACATCAGTTAATGGTGTAAGAGCCGTTTCTACTGCAGGAACAGACGAACTTCTTACTTCAATGAAATTGATTAAGAGTTCATTTGCCAGTATTACAACATCATCTGCAGGAGATCACTCTATCCCTGTAGTAAACTTAACAGGTGGAGCTACTTCTGTAGGCACTGCAGCTGTTACACCAATGGTTGTTGTTAATCGTATGGCAAGACTGTTAAATCAACAGCAGGTAGATACACAAGACAGATGGATTGTTATTGACCCTGTGTTCCTAGAGCTACTTGGTGACGAGAACTCTAAGTTGATGAATGCAGACTTTGGTGGCGCAGGAAAACTGCAAAATGGACTAGTACTTAATAACCTAGCAGGTTTTAAAGTATATGTCTCAAGCAACATGCCGTCTGTAGGAACTGGTTCAGGTACTTCAGGCACTGCTAACCAAAACGCAAACTATGGTGTTCTTGTTGCAGGACATGGTTCAGCTATCGCTACTGCTGAACAACTAAGTAAGACCGAGACATACCGTGACCCTGACAGCTTTGCTGACATTGTGCGCGGCATGCATTTGTATGGCAGAAAAATACTTCGTCCTGAAGCTATTGTTACTGCTAAGTACAACGCAGGTTAAAGGGAGACTAGAAAATGGCTACAATTACTTCTTTAAAAGTTGATGCTAGGGGTTCTGGTAACAGAGGAAGAATGCCTTACTTTGTTCAAACTACTCTAGACTTCTCCCATGCTGATATTGATGCTCTTAGTGCAGGTGATATTGTTGAAGCAATTACTGTTCCTGCTAATACTATGGTAGTAACAGCAGGGGCTGAAATGATTACAACAGTACAATCGGGTGCTGATGGCAATACTGTAAACTTAGGTATTACAGGTACAGACGTAGACGCTTATGTGGCTGCAATTGACATAGATGATGATGCAAGTAATTTATCTTCTGGTGTTGGTTACTTAACCGCTGCGGCAACTGCGGCTAATCCTATTATTTTAGGATCGGCTGATACCATTGATCTTGAGTTACAAGCAACTTCTACTGCCCCAACTGAAGGAAAGATTCGTATCTTTGCTGTTCTATTGGATGTAGATGGAATGGGTATTGAATCAACAGGTGGAGTTGCGGCACTAGCTGCTGCTGAAGCAGACAGAGATCTGTTAGCTTAACTTGACTATACTAATTGAGGGGGCAGGGAGACTTGCCCTCTCTTTTAACATAAAGGATTTTTAATGGCTATTACTACTGCAATATGTAATTCATTTAAAACAGAATTACTCAAAGGCTATCACGACTTACACGGCAGTAGTACTATTAAGATGGCTTTGATTAAAGATAGCCCTAGTGGTACTTACAATAAGTCCACAACAAATTACACAAACGTAACAGGAAGTTCTGATGAGGTATCAGCCAGTGGAACAAACTATTCCACAGGTGGATATACTCTAACTAATGTAGCTGTGTCGCTCTCTAGTGATACGGCTATTGTTGATTTTGACGATGTAGTAATATCAAGTGCATCATTCTCTGCAGATGGTGCAATCATCTACGAAACAGAAGCTAGAGGTGAATCAGGTTCAACAGAAACTGGTAAAGCAATAGCAGTAATAAGTTTTGGTAGTACACAAACATCTACTAATGGTACGTTCACGATTACTATACCATCAGCAGGTGCTTCAACAGCAATTATAAGGATCGCATAGTGGCTTTAGTTGTAAAAGACAGAGTTAAAGAAACAACTACAACAACTGGTACAGGTACAGTTACACTAGGTGGTGCTGTATCTGGGTTTCAGACTTTTACTTCCGTATTATCTAATGCCGATACAACTTACTATGCTATTATAGATTATACTAATAATGATTTTGAAGTAGGACTAGGAACATTTACATCTAGTGGCACAACACTAGCACGTACAACTATACTGGAAAGTTCTAATTCTGGTAGTGCAGTAGACTTAGAGAGTGGAACTAAAGAAGTCTTTATTACCTATCCTGCAGAAAAGTCTGTGTATCTTGATGCAAGTAACCAACTTGTAATCAATGGAACTGCAGTAACGGCTAGTGCAACTGACCTTAATCTTATTGATGGGATTACAAACGGCACAGTGATTGCAAGTAAAGCCATTATTACTGACAGCAATAAAGACATATCGGGTGGTCGTAACATTACAATCTCTGGTGAGTTAGATGCTGCTACTTTAGATATAAGTGGTAACGCTGACATTGATGGAACACTTGAAGCTGATGCCATAACTATAGATGGAGTAACACTAGCAGAAACAATCAGCGATACTGTTGGTGCAATGGTATCTAGTAATACCGAAACAAATATTACCGTTACCTACGATGACTCTGATAATACATTAGACTTTGTTATTGGAACACTTAATCAAGACACAACAGGAACAGCCGATAACTTTACTGTAAGTGCTAACAACAGTACAGATGAAACTGTTTACCCTGTATTCGTAGACGGAGCGACAGGAAGCCAAGGTGCAGAGACAGATACAGGTCTTACCTACAACCCTTCTACTGGTCTTTTAACTTCTACTGGATTCTCAGGAAATTTAACAGGAACACTACAGACAGCAGCTCAAGCTAATGTTACTTCTCTAGGTACATTAACAACTTTAACAATAGACAATGTTATTATCAATGGTTCTACTATAGGCCACACTGGAGATACAGACTTAATGACTGTAGCTAGTGGGGTATTGACTGTTGCAGGAGAAGTAGATGCTACAAGTTTAGATATAAGTGGTGATGTAGATGTAGATGGCACACTTGAAGCAGACGCTATTACAGTTAATGGAACAGCATTATCTTCAGTTATTTCAGGTACTACTGTAGATCTTGCTACAAGTATTACTATAAGTGCTAATAATAGTACAGATGAAACAGTGTATCCTTTGTTTGTAGATGGTGCAACTGGAACACAAGGGGCAGAAACAGATACTGGATTAACTTACAATCCTTCTAGTGGTATGCTTACCTCTACAGGATTTACAGGTGCATTAACAGGTAATGCAAGTACAGCAACTATATTAGAAACTGCTAGAACTTTGGGTGGAGTTTCCTTTAATGGCTCTGCTAATATTAATCTTCCCGGTGTGAACACTGCAGGTAATCAAAATACAAGTGGTAATGCTGCTACAGCTACTCTCGCATCTACAGTTACAGTTACAGATAGTACAGCCAATACAAACTTTCCTGTAGTATTTCACGATGAAAGCAATTCTTTACTTGACGATACTGGAGCTTTAAGGTATAATCCAAGTACAGGTGAATTACTTGTACCAAAGCTAACAGTAGCAGGTGCAACAACTGTTGTTGACACTGTTACTATGAATGCTGCTAATGCTATAGTATTTGAGGGTGCAACTGCAGATGCCCATGAAACCACATTAAGTATAGTTGATCCTACTGCTGATCATACACAATATTTAATTAATCAGGGTGGATATATTCCTGTACTGGCTGCAGCTACTACAACAGCGATTACTTCTACACCTGCAGAACTAAATATACTTGATGGTGTTACAAGTACAGCCGCAGAACTTAACATACTAGACGGTGTCACAAGTACTGCAGCAGAGCTTAATATACTTGACGGTGTGACTTCAACAGCAGCTGAACTTAATATACTTGATGGAGTTACCGCAACTACTGCTGAAATTAATTTAATAGATGGTGGTACAAGTAGAGGTACTACAGCCGTAGCTTCAGGGGATGGCATATTAATTAATGATGCAGGTACAATGCGTATGACAAACGTAGATACTGTGTCAACATATTTTGCTTCTCACAATGTAGGTGGTGGCAATATTGTAACTACAGGTGCATTAAACTCTGGAAGTATTACAAGTGGGTTTGGCACTATTGACACTGGTAGTTCTGCTATTACAACAACTGGCTTAATCTCTGGTGGTTCGTTAGATATAGATAATGTTCTTATTAACGGAACAACTATTGGTCATACAGACGATACAGATTTAATTACTGTTGCAGATGGTCTTGTGACTATTGCAGGAGAGATTAGTACTACAACACTAGATATTGGTGGAACAAATGTCACCTCAACAGCAGCTGAACTGAATATACTTGATGGTGTAACCTCTACTGCTACTGAACTAAACATTATGGATGGAAATACTTCAGCATCCTCTACAACATTAGCAGATGCAGATAGGGTTGTAGCAAATGATAATGGTACTATGAAACAGGTTGCACTTACCGATATTAAAACTTACTTGACAAGTGCAGGATACGCTTCACAAGATGACGCTACAGCATTAGCAATAGCATTAGGATAGGATATGGCAAATACATTTAAAGTAGTTTCACATGACGTAATGCCTGCTTCAGCAGGTACACCAGAGGATCTATACACAACACCCTCAAGCACAACAACGGTTGTCTTGGGTTTAATATTATCTAACGTACACACTTCTCAAGTTACAGCATCTGTAAAACTTGTAAGTGATACATCTGGTGGTGGTAGAGCTGCAACAAATACTACAACCTTCTTGTTAAAAGATGCTCCTATTCCTGTAGGGTCTTCATTAGAAATACTTTCAGGTAATAAGGTGGTGTTAGAAACTACAGACCAAATAGAGATAGACTGTTCAGTGGCTGATAAAGTGTCAGCAACACTAAGCATTATGGAGATTACTTAATGGGTTACATTGGGTTAAGTGCTAAGAATGACATAAGGATCAACGCTACGTCTGATCTGGAGTTAACGTCTGATAACACCACAATTAAGTTTGGTGCTGATGATGACGTTACGATTACGCATGATCCTGATGATGGCTTGATCTTTAAGTCTATTGCTACGGCTGACGATAATCCTTTTCTCTTAACGATACAAACAGGTGAAACTGATCTAGCTGCCAATGATGTTATTGGTAAGATACAGTTTCAAGCACCAGATGAAGGTACAGGCACAGATGCTATACTTGTAAGTGCAGCAATACAGGCCGTATCAGAAGGTGATTTTAGTTCTTCAAGTAACGCTACAAGACTAGAGTTTATGACAGGTGCAAGTGAAGCAGCATCTGAACGCATGAGAATTGATAGCTTGGGTAATGTAGGCATTGGTGGTACGCCTGTCATTTGGAATAGTGGGAATACAGCTTTACAAATTGGTGGCAATGGTATTCTTCATGGCTCTACTGCATTAGGGGCAAGTAAATTTGTAGCTCTTACGCATAACGCCCACATTGATTCTGATAGTTCATGGGAATATATTTCTACTGATGAAGCCTCCAACTACTATCAAAGTGGAGGGGCGCATTATTTTCGTACAGCAGCGTCAGGAACAGCAGGGAATGACATCACTTGGACAAATGTTTTAACTATATTGTCTGGAGGTGGTATAACCTTTAATGGAGATACTGCACAAGCTAATGCTTTAGACGACTATGAAGAGGGTACTTGGACACCTGCAATGACTATAGGTGGTAGTTCTTCAGGAATAACGTATGCCAGTGGTACAGCTGGAAATTATACAAAAATTGGAAGGCTTTGTGTTTGCAACATAAGATTAAATTTAAGCGATAAAGGTTCTTCGTCAGGTGATGTTAAAATTAACTTACCTTTTACAAATTGTAATGAAGCAATCGGGTCTTATTCAACCCTTGATTACGCCTTCAATTTTGCTAGTTTAACTAACGATAATATTTCACTTTATGCAGAACAAAAT